CATCAAATCTATTAGTTGTCATATTTTTATTTACTGAAAAAAATAGCCCCCTAAGGGGCTATTGGGTCATACTGCTTATTTTTTACCCTTGCCCTGTATATTAAGGGCAAAGTTAGCACGTTTTTTTTCTAAAGGTGTGCCTCTTTTCTTTAGACTTTTCAGTTTATCTGTTCCAATCTTTTTGTCTTGTGGAATACCTTCTTGTTTGTGTAGGGCACCTTTCTTAACTGTCTTGGCAGCTTTACTTAGACTTTTATCATCGCCTTCTTTAGTCTTTTTCTTACCGCCCATTTGATCTTGGCCTTTGGCACCGGCGATAACGTCACCGCGTGTTACCTTGTCATAGGGAGGATAGTTGTTAGCTAGATTGCCATCGCCTTTTTTCTTTTTAGATTCATACATGCCGTAGCTGCCACCACCACCTGCCATTATACCAGGCCCTGCGACTCCTGCTTGTCCGGTATGGTCTTCGTCAGCTATCATCTCATGGCCGTTTCTATTATGGTAATGTTCACAGCATTTAGTGTGGAAATCTTCCCAGCACTCGTTATACTTGTTCGTGATGTGTTTATGGAACTTGGGGAAACTTTCCATGCAGTCATGTAGTGCCTGCATGTTTTCGTGTTCTAAAGCCACGCCCATAGTCTCTGCGCACTTAACGCAGGCTTCTACATCGGCGTGTTCAATCTTAGGTCCTGCGTGATTGTGATTTAGGCCTTCGTTAGCTTTTTTTTTACCGTGTACTGGACAGGCTTTTTTGCCTTTCTCTTCGCAACAGCAATCAGCTTTGGCTTCGCTAACAAACTTTTTATATTCTGAATATAGTTGATCTTCTAGGTCTTCGGCCATCGCGGTAGGCTGTGTGCCTAATCCGTGTCGTGAAGCGCCTGCTCCCATATTAGGATTATAAGAAAAATCGTTGGAGTTACCTAGAGGAACATTTGTGGGATCAGCAGGAGTGTTGTTGTAGGCCTCGTCTGCTTTTTGATCTTTGTCTAGTCCTGGCAAGTCTTCTTTGTCTTCGATCTGACTTAACTTATCGGCCATGTCGCGTATTTCGTCAGCCATAGAACTAACAGGACTGTCTGTACCGCCACTACCTAGCCCTTGAGCTGACATTGGTTCAGCGGCTCCGGCTCCGCCTGCATCTCCAAATCCAGCTGTAGACATAGGCATCTCTTCTTCGTCTGTCATAGGCATATCGTCCATGGCCCCGTCTTCGGGTTCATCCATATCATGCATTTCATCGCCGGGCGCATTCATTTTATCTAGCGCTGATCTCATAGCATCTTTAGCATCCATTCCGTGTGCCATAGGAGCTGTCTGTATCATAGATGTTTGAGGACCATCTACAGCAGGCATGTGCTCATCGCCTACCTTATGTACGCCTGCGAGATTTAAAATATCACTTAGCATACTGCTGACTTCAGCGCCATCGGCTGCTGTGGCATTGATACTGAAACTTGCTGGAGGACGGGGATGTGCGTTCATCATCTCACCGCCACCTAGTTCCATGATGCCGCATTCTGCTACCGGTTTTAAACCACTTAGTGCTTTTAGTTCATTAACTGATTTAAGTTCAGGAAGTTGGGGCATCTGATCAGCCTCCATGACTTTCTTTCCAGCGGCTAATGGATTAGCTACATTTGGATTTTTAGAATCTAGCTCTGCTAGTCTCTGTAGTACATTGATCATTTGCATATTATCGTTTCCTTGGATCTGTAGCCTGCTTTAATAGCGACTTGTTATTTTGCGGGATATCATTTAAAGTCTGACCTGGGTTCTTGATAATATCATCTGGCTTAGACTCGGGTATGACTTCACCTCTCTCTCTTCTCTGCAACTTCAAGATATCGTTTAGTTCTTTGACGAATCCTGAGTTGTATTTGTCACCGTAGTAATCTTCAAACTTGGCATTTGGAGATTCTTTATATTCTCCATCATTGAGCAATGCCTCTGTTCTTTTTTCTACTGGCTCTTGGTATGCTTCTGTAGGATCACCTGGTGTTTTTACTATTAGGTGTTCTTTAGGAATATTGATATTGTTATTTAGGTATTCTGTAAGTTCGAACGGTGTAGTTGGATAATCTACTGTAACTTCATAGATAGAAACTAGTTCATTCCTTAACTTAGGAAAATCTAAAGGAAAGCTCTGCACAGGAGTTGTTCCTGATTTTTTAAAACTAGAAACCTTGAACTTATCTAGTAATGATTCCAGTTTGGTTTCGTTGTCTTTGTCAAAAGCTCCGGCGATTTTAACTCTAAAGTTATATTTCTTAGTGCTCTCGGACAGTAGTTGTTTAAATGATGTCATGTCAGTATCCTATGCTTTATTTATTAAGATTTTTAAGTTTTTCAAGGATGCTGTTACGATCCGTGACGATGAAGCCTTCACCTTCGATCTCGTCACCCTTGCCGCTTTTCTTATCTATAGCTAGTTTTTTCAGCTGTAGATCTACCATTTTCAGCTTCTTTTCAATCTTATTTGTTTTGGCTGTTATAGCGGCATTAAGCATACCTGTAGCCACTTCAAACATACGAGCGCTATATTTGGGCTCGACCTGCATACCTAGATCCATGATGTCATCATAGGCTTCTTCTGCTTTCTTTGCTAGATTATCTAGTTCTAGATCTGATATATCTCCTAGCCCTCTCACACGAGGTAGGGCACTGGCTATTTTATCAAACTCTTCTAGTTTTTCTTCTAGCGAGATTACGGGATTTTCTGGTAGTGTTTCCGGAAGGGGAGCAGATTCTTCCTTGAGCGGATTTATATCTAATAGTTCTTCTAGCTTCTTTGTCATAGTCTACTACTTATCACATCTTTTTACCGGTATGGTATAAATCATGTTCTGTTATAATACGGAACTTCATTCCGTTCTGGCTACAGTAGGCCTTGGCTGCCGCCCATTTAACCATGTTACGTATGTACTGCGCCTGATTGTAGATATTTTTGCCTACCTTTTCTTTCAGGGTTTGATTGGCAGGTTTTATCTCCCATACTTCGGCACGTTTTTGTTTTTTATTATCTTGGAATATGACCAAGAAGTCAGGTACATAAACAGTAGGTTTACCGCTTAGAGGATCTTTGTAGGGTATTTTTATACTTTCGCTGGCCCATTGATGTATCGCTTCGTTCTCATCGCACATCTTCATAACCGACAGCTCCCAACTACTACGGAAACGAGGTGTCCCTAATCCTATGTATTTTTCTGGATTCTTGATGCTAAAAAATCCCTGATTAAATCTTAGACTCATGCTATTATGTTTCTCGATACTTCATCAGCAGTAGTCGAAAGATTTGATGTACCTAGGCTGCTAGTTTTAAATCTGTTAGTGTTCAATATTTCTGCCACTATGGTGCTTAACTGTAGGCCATTTAACTTTCTCAAGGTATCTATAATAGTATAAGCATCTGAGTTGGTTAGTTTGGCCTGGCTGAGTATTATAGTAGCTATAGATCTAGCATTCTCTAAACTAAATCCAGCTCCTTGGAAGAAACCGGTCACTGCCGCCAGGTCTTGATCACTAAGACTAATAGGCTTCTGATAGAAAGTACTGAAATATTGCACAGTGGCATCTGAACTAGATCCGCCTGATGTAGATTGGGGAATGTTATTGTATAAGGTCATACTTTATTATAAGTTATATTAGAAGGCTGGGCTGTAGTGGTAGGGGCGCCGCCGTTAAATCCCACTCCTGGAAAACTAAATCCAGGAGGTATGACCGAACTACCTGATTTGGCGCTGGTCGCTATACTATTCAGCTGAGCCAATCCCTGGTTAGTTAGTTCATTGACTGTGGCCGCTGTATTAAGATTAGAGACATTTTTAGCTAGGTTAGCAGTCTGAATAGCTACCTTGGCAAATGCCCATGGATCATTGGAAGATAATGCGGCGGAGAATGATCCGTTGGCTCCGAATATTCCTGTGGCTCCTGCTACTACTCCCCCTTCTCCAAAAAGACTACTGCTACCACCTCCCGCGATAGCTAGAGGGCTAGGAGTGGTATCGTAATGTGTTTTGTTAAAGGCCGGTTTGATGTTTCCTGTATTTCCTTTATCATAGGCTATAGTCTCATATGCCAAGGTCATTTTATTTTCTAAGAATTTATTTCCTTGATTTTGATCAACATCGCCATGCCTCCATTCTTTGATGATAGGATTTATCAAAGTAAAACTATAATATTTTTGTTTGTTCATCAGATAAATCGTAATGCTATCAAAGAAGGGATATTTATTTTGAGGATCATAACCATATCTGGTAGGTTCCACTGAGTATTTGTTATCGCTATTATAGTATTGCTGTTGTACAAGGCTTATATATCCCTGATTTCCCGGAGAGTTAGCAGGACTATAATACCCATCAGCGAACATATAGTTATAATAGGCGAACCAAAGATCACTAGTGGCATTGGCCTGATCATCATGGAACGTTATATTCAGTGGTAGATATTCTAACTTGGTAGTTACCTGTGTTTTCCTATTGTATTGATTCAATGTCTCAGTCGATATATTGAATTTAGGAAGATCAGCAGATTTAACTAACTGGCCGATAGTATTCCCATCATACATCCTATTTTTCCAACTTTGGCTGATGAAAAACTTATTTGCTACCTGCGCTGATCCTGAGGCAGCTCCTAGAACATTGCTGTTTATTTGGAATGTAACATAGTATATCCATGCTGTTTTAGGTGCGAAATCATAAACACCATCTGCTCTGTATAGCTTACTGGCATGTTCTTGATCACGCATCCAGCCTTCAGATAATACTGTAGATAGGAAAGATGTAAAAGCGCTCATAGCAATATTTATGTGATAAAAAAAGGCCCCTAAGGGCCTTTATTTTTAGGTCTATTAGCTTGTAGCTACTTGACCTAATGTCCTTGCTACTGAGGTACCAATACCACCTAGAGATCCATCACCGTTGTATTGTAGTGCGTTATCAAACTTAAGATCTAAGGTAATATCCATAGCATCGCTGGTTTTGTAATCACCTTGTTGATATGCGGCTTTTTGTATGTAGCAACCATAGAGTTCAAACTGTTCAAGAGTAGTTGGAGAATTTGTTCCATTTCCACCATCTAGTATCTCGATATTAGTTTGGAATTTATAATCACTTCCCGATGCCGCCGAACTCTGTTCAAAGAAATCAAACTGTTTCTGGATCTGTTGACCAACTAACTGTGTTACTGCGTTGGTTACGTCATCTCTTAACACGATCTGCACAGCATCCCATGTATATTTTCCAGCATAGTTTATCTTACTGTTATATACATTGAGTTCTACGTTTTCCCAGGAAACACTTGGACGACCTGCAGTCACGACCTGTTTAGTTAACTCGAATGTGTTATTATTAGCACCGAATCCAACGAATGTTACTCTGAAACGATATTTCAGTTTTGGCATCAGTAAGCCCTGGTTAGCGGCGCTCTGCCCGCCTCCAGCTAAAGGTACTGAATAATTTATTAAACTAGATATTGCCATCAAAATGCTCCTTATTCTTTATATTTACCATTAATTTGAACCGGGGAATCCAGCACCAAGATTTCCTGATGCTATAGCGCCTGTATTCAACAGTCTCAATGGTATATAGATAAACTCAACTGCTTTAACTGGTTCGATAGCCGCATCCAACCATAGTTCGTTTCTATCGATCCTTGCTGGTGTGTTGTTGCTAGAATCGCAAACTACAATATAGTCATAGATAGCACGTTGATTGACTAATTCAATAAACAGACTTTCTGCGGCTTTTTGTATTGCGGCTCTAGTACCAGAATCATTTGGTTCAAACAGATAAGGTTGAGCCAAAATACCTAGCTGGCGTCTTAGATAAGCTACCAATCTAGCTACGTTGATCCTGTCTAACGCACTTGCTGTGTGGGCCCTAGTATAGTTACCATAGTTAACGATACCAACCCCATTTAGTGTTGCTAAAGGATTGATCTTTCCATTCTGAGCCATTACATCGCGTGTGCTCTGTGGTAAGGCTGCCGTAATAAAATCACCTGCGCTATCTACATAACCTACTGATGTAGCATTATCGATAGCTCCTCTGTTCACACCGCTTGGAGCAAACCAAGGATATGATTTCTGATCGCTTTCAATAATAGTGCGTATCATCATATGGCTTGGTGGTACGATGATAGGATTTCCTGTGTTATCATTCGTATAACCACTTGGATAGAACATAGCCATGTAGTCATCATAACTAACAGCGCCTTGCTCTCCATTATCAACAGCACCGGCTGCGTTGGTACCCCAGTTGGCTAGAGAAGTAGTATCGCTAGGTAAACGGAATGGAGTATCTCCCACTACAAATCCTGTGTAACCTCTATCAGAATTTAGTTCGATCAAGTTCTGTATCGCTTCTGGGTATCCAGGGCAAGCAGATAGATTGAATATAACTGTATCGGTATCTCTAGCTTTTGTATTTGTATCTATAGCTGATTTCAAACTCGCTACAACAAAGCCTCGCTGTGCATATCTTCCGAATACACCTCTACCTAAATAGTCATTAGGGCTAACTGTTACCCAACGGTTAGCGTTATATGGGGTAGTGTTACCTTGACCCTCCATTGGGTCATTTTGATATCTAGGATTGACACCGTTGTTTTCGTAGATGTTGATATAACCGACTTCATATTTCTTGACGTTGTATCCACTACGACGTAGATTCCATAAGCGTGTGCCTTCTGGATATAGTGCTGGATCCGGTGCGTCTGGATCTAGATAGTTACTTGTCAACAATGATTTAATAGAGCTTGGTTGAGTAGCCTGACCACTTGTTGCCCAGCGTGCGTCAGCAAATACCCAGCCATTAGGTGTAACGTGATCGGAAGGATCTTGTAGGACCCATGTTAAAGTATTGCCATTGTAAACATATATAGCTTGGCCATATATAACTGAACTTGAGCTGTTAATCCATATATCACCGTTTTCTAATGCTGTACCATCGCTCTGTTTAGTAGGTTGTACTGCGGCTATGATAGGTCCATTAGGATCGCTGTTAGGGAACGCAGGATCAACTCCTTGGTAACCATTACCAGCATATTGATATCCTACCCATGTAGTGCCGTTATGATATAAGATATCAACATCTTCTAGATTACTTCCATACCATAACTGTCCATTAGTTGGGCTAGTCGTTGGTTCTGTAGTTAATGCTTCAAATACCAACGGAGCCCAGTTTGAACCTTTGAAGGTATATGAATCAAAAGCTCCTGGAGCCAGTAGATTCGCTGTAGGATTATTTCCTGTAGCTGTATAGCCTAATGTGCTGAGTATGCCTGTTGAGTTGATATCAGTTAGACGGAAATCTCCACCACTTGCATGAGTGATTGTTAGATAACCACTACTGTTGATACTGGCGCTGATTTCTGCAAATCCGGCAGCACTGATCTGTGTCACTATACTAGAACCACTCACTGTAGTACTTGTTGATCCTGTGCTAGCAGTGATAGTAGCTACTGTGATAGTAGATGTATTTTGATATCCGTTTATTCCGGGGATACTTTCATCTATTGAGAAACTGTAAACGGTAGTAACTGTACTAGCGCCTCTATGAATAACAAAAGACGATACGCTTTGTCCGCCTACTATAGTAGTAGGTTTAGTAGCTGATCTACGCATGACTCTAAACTCAGCTTCTTTGGGACTATTATATGTATTCTTACCGTGGTCGAAGTTGCTTTCTACGAATAAGGTACCTACTGCTATCTGGCCACCACCGCCTACTGGATCTAGAGCAACTAAGGCTGCATCTGTTCCGCCATATATAGGAGCAGAAACTGTAGTCCATACTGCTGTATTCGCATTGTATAATCTAATGATCCAATCAGCACCAACGCTAGCGCTGGTTGTCTTGACGTATACACTACCACTAGGTACACCCAGTGAAGCATATTTAGGAACTTGTGTATGCGGTGCTAGTGTCAATGCCACAGGAGCATATGTACCTGCTGTCAATCCTAACGCTACTAGAGTTGATGTCGTTCCACTTAGCACGATTTGTCCATCGTTAGTGGTTACCCCGTCGGCTCTAGAATCAGCATATAGTTCTATATAACCGCTACTGTTAACCTTGGCTCCTACACCGTTCTGTGGCATTAGGCTATTGATAGTTGTAGCCACGCTGTTAGTAGATGTTGATCCAATAGTGATCTGTGTTCCATTGATATAGAATGTGCTACCACCTGTTAGGCCTTGTATACCAGTGCTGGTCACCAATGGATAGCTTGTTACCCAAGAGTTAGATTTAAATGTGTATCCGCTGATGCTGGATCCAAACTGTGATTCTGTATTAGTACCAACGATCACCCAGTTATTGGATTCGTTTTTGTACCATACTTGACCTTTATTCATGCTGGTAGCGACTACAGCATAGGCACCTAATGTACCAAAACTTTGATTAGGAGTCAATCCATCTGCAGTGTCTGTAGCTGAGTTACTGTCATCGATGATTAATGGTGTTTGTAAAGTGAATACTTTGTTTACAGCATCCCACTCATAAACTCCAAACTGTGTGTTGCCTGTATCTAACCAATATGTTCCATTGACTGGTAGACCAGTTGGAACAGATGCGCTAGCTGATAACTGGCTTAGATCGATATTAGCTCTAACAACATATGCTAGGTTGTTAACACCTAAACTGCTGTAGGCAGCCTGTAATCCATATTCATTTTGCTCGCCGCCGTTGATGCTGTTACCTTGGCTATCTGTAGGGAACAGAGGTGTACCAAATGTATTAACTAGATCTAGTTGACTTGAAATCGTATATACTGTACCTGCGTTAGCTGGTATAGTTCCCTGGGCAATAACTCCGGAACTATTAATTTTGTTTGCGGCCGATGCTACGAAAAACATCGGAACCGTTCCAGGGGCAGCTGGTGTGTAAAAACTCTGGTCTATTACGCTTACTGATACGCCTGGTGAATTTAGTGTTGTTCCCATTGTTGAATCTCCTAATTTGGATCACTTTGTTTTATTTAGCGATACCACAAGATTTTTTACCGTATTAAATACGTTTGTAAAGGGCAACAAAAGGGCGCATATGTCGAGATTATTATGTAAAAAATGCGGAACTAGGCCAAGGGCTGTTAACTATCACAAAGAGGGCAAGACCTATTATAGGAGTCAGTGCGACCATTGTGTTAGGGGAAGAGAAGAAGGAATCCCAAGATGGGCCAGGGCAGGATACAAGTTAAAACTGAAATGCGACAAATGCGGCTTCACTAGCAGATATTCCAAACAGTTCAATGTATATCACATAGATGGAAATTTAGATAACTGTCGCCATGCTAATCTCAAATCAGTATGTGCCAACTGCCAGAGACTACTACTAGATGAAGGCGTCAGTTGGAGACAGGGAGATTTGGTACCAGATTTTTAATCTGCTGGAAAAGATCATCGATCGTGGAATCATTAATAACGATATGATCTATATTACCACCGACCCAGCTGTATTCGCTAGAGTGTACATTGTGAGCAGTTAATCGATTTTTACTTAACGCCCAATCCAAATTTCCATTAGGTCCAGCATTATAGTGTTCAGCATCTATAAACCATTCAGGATCGGCGCCTCTCTTTATTCGTACCACGATGCCACCACTGTTGTGTATAGCAGTTATCTCGTTAGGAAATCTAACATCGCTGATCACTATGTCATCAGTAGTTTTGCGCATCTTATTTTCTAGGCTAGCTATCCACATGTCGTTATGGAATCCGTTGCGGATAACGTCTGTGCCCCAATACTGCAGGACCCAACGGGGAGTCAGCGTAGGCATATTCAATCTCTCAGCCCACCATGGATCTACCTGTTCTCGCCATTCGCGACCTTCTTTGGTCCTGCCTTCTAGTAATGTTCGGTCCCAACCGAATACCGCGGCTACAGCATCTTTGAGTGTGCTGGCGAAACTGTCTCGTCTAAATCCGTGGAAGTTAACTAAGTAATCTGCGGCTGTATCTTTACCGCTGCCTATTAAACCAACAAAGCCTATAATCATAGTGTCTCCTGCTTGTTTATAGTTTATTACATTTAGATGTAGAGATCAACCCCTGGTAAACCACATTGGTGTTTGATTATCGTGATTATTAATCAATTCAAGTTCTAGTTTTTCGATTAGTTCTCTACCCTCAGTTTTGAGGGCCTGTCCATTTAACTGTGTTCCGCCTTGTGGACTAGCGATAGTGGCGAATTTTTCACGTGCTTCACCTAGCATGATCTTACATAGTGCTAGAGTATAATCTTTTAACCATATCCCTGAATAGGTATCTGTATATAGTTGGAAATCTGGACGTTGATTATACATCCATAATAAGACACTTTCTTGTCCTCTTGGACGCTGTGTGATGCGTAGCTTTTTAGTTACAGAGTTAAAATCAAACAGGATATAACTACCAAATAACTTACCTACTTCTTTCTGATAACTAGCGAACATATAGTAGGTAGCGATACCTCCCATGTTGCTGGTACTAAGCAAATAGGTATTGCTGTAGGCTAGATTAAATGGCTCAAATAATGATCCGCCATCACCACCGCCTGTCCTTGAGCCGATGCTACGTCGGAATATCTCACGGACGCTTTGGACTTCTCTAGGTAATACATATTCGTTCTGATCGATCTCTAAGGTCAAGAATCCAAAACTTTCTTCTACAGCATTACTACTGCGCTGACGATACTTGGCCAATGCTTTATCTATAGCTGTATTGTAATGTGCGGGATCGAGCTCAACGTCAACCATTCCATAACCTAACATGGTTCTAACATATTCGACAACATCTTGGCGTGACACTTCAAGCTGTTTTAGATACGCCTCGTAATCCGGAGTTATGGGATTAGTAGGAGGATACGCAGGATTAGGTGGGTAATTGTTGTATTGGGCCATACTGTTATTTACCTATAAATATACTACTATGCCACGCCTAAGTTTATATAAACCAGAAAAAGGTCCGGATTTCAGATTCCTAGACCGTGTTATCAACGAACAATTCCAAGTAGGAGGCACAGATGTTTTCGTGCACAAATATCTAGGACCAGTAAACCCGCAAGAAGGCGAGAGTAGCCCTGCGATACCTAACAACGGAAACTATATTTCTGAACTAGGAATACAAGATCTGTTATTCATGGAAAACAGAGATAGGAAATATGAACCTGATGTTTATCAGATGCGTGTCATCTATACGATGCAGGATATAGATTTCAATCTCAGCCAGTTTGGATTATTCTTACAAAATGATAATATCATGGTGACTTTCCATCTAAGGACCACCTATGATGCACTGGGACGCAAAATAATGGCAGGAGATGTATTAGAACTACCTCATCTAAAAGACGAATACGCACTCGACGATAGCACAGTGGCTTTAAAAAGATTTTATGTAATAACTGATGTAACGAGAACTGCATCAGGATTTAGCCAAACGTGGTACCCGCACCTGCTGAGAGCTAAATGCCAACCACTAGTTGATAGCCAAGAATTTAAAGAGATACTTGATTCCCCTTCAGGAGATGGTAATAAGACCCTACGAGATGTACTCAGTACCTACAATACCAATATACAGGTCAATGAAGCTATCATACAACAGGCTGAACTAGATGTTCCATTAAGTGGATACGATAACACCGCCTATTATGTTATACCACTTAATGCTAATGGATTATCTGGATCAGTAGATGTCACAACAGGCGTTGATGTTAGCAGTGATAACAATGCCCTCGATGCCAGTTTCGTATTAAGTTCCAGTCCGGAAGGAAAAAATACTCAATATCAAGGATACTTGACCAATGGTGCTATCCCGCCAAATGGTGCTCCTATCACCATGGGAATAACGTATCCTACAGATCCCGTGGTAGGACAATACTGCCTAAGGATAGATTATGTACCAAACGTCATGTATAAATGGGACGGACACTACTGGGTATTTGTTGAAAGTAGCGTAAGGATGACCCTGGATAACTTCGGAGCCAACGATGTAGCCCCAGGCACATTGAATGCTGGAAAAGCTATCAATCAAACACAGCTCGGTACATTCGTTAATAATACCAATACCGTCACTGTCGGTAATGTAACTATGCCGCAAAGACAAGCATTGAGTAAAGCACTAAGACCGAAAGCAGATAAATTATGAGCCAGTTTTTTTATGATGGACAGGTAAGGAGATTCCTTACACAGTTTATACGTGTCATGAGTAACTTTAGTTACAAAGATGCTAGGGGTAATCTTACACAGGTACCGGTACGGTATGGTGACATGAGTCGACAGGTAGCACAGATTATTAGTAAAAATAGCGAGAATGTCATCCAAAGTGCTCCGTTTATATCTTGTTATATTAAGGATCTACAGTTTGATCGAGATAGGATGCAGGATCCTAGTTTCGTAGAATCTGTGCAGATAAGAGAAAGAGGTACGAATGCCGATGGATCACAATACGTAAACACACAGGGTCAAAACTATACGGTACAGCGCATGATGCCTACACCCTATAAGGTGACCTTTAATGCCGATATATGGGTAACTAACACTGAACAAAAACTACAACTATGGGAACAGATAGCTGTGTTGTTCAATCCTGCTTTAGAGATACAGAGTTCTGACAACTATATCGATTGGACCAGTTTAAGTTATCTAGAGATAAGCAGTATGGTTTGGGAGAGTCGAAGTATTCCCCAAGGATTAGAAAGTGATATCAGTGTGTGTAGCATAAGTTTTAATAGTCCTATATGGATCACCCCTCCTGCTAAGATACTGCAGATGGGCATCATCACCAAGATCATAGCCAATATCTATGCCGAGCCAACAGGAACATTAGAAAATGCACCTTATTCTACATACCAAGGTTTAACTGATCTCTTCGAAGGACAGACTCCTACCGCTAGGACCGCCATAACTCCTGGAAATTTCGATCTATTGGTATTAGATGGAGTAGCGAGCCTTATACCATATAAGGATGATCAGTTGTATAACAGTTTGACCAGCACATCATCAGTGCATTCAGTCCAGTGGCAGACGCTATTGGATTTATATCCTGGAGAATTTACAGCAGGATTGAGCCAACTTAGATTGAATACTCCGTCAGGGACACAGATCATCGCTTATGTCTCTTTGAATCCTTTAAACGATTTTAACCTAAATCTAAACTTTGATCAAGATACTATTCCTTCTAATACCATAATCGACGGTAGAGGTACTATTGATGCCATCGTAGATCCTACCACACTAAATCCAGGAATCACTAAGCCTAATACAAGATATCTAATATTAGAAGATATTCCCTCTGATGCCAAGGCATGGAAGAATCTCAATGGTTCACAGTTCATAGCCCACGCTAATGATATAATAACAACTAATGGAACGACATGGAGTGTTATTTTCAATTCCGCAGAAGTTACTTCAACTACCTATATAACTAATACATATACAGGGATACAATACAAATGGGATGGTACGCAATGGACCAAATCTTTTGAAGGTGTGTATGATAGAGGTAACTGGAGTTTAATATTATAAATGCAGATAGTTTGCAGTGGCGGTTTATTCTTAACTAAAGATACTAAAAGATTTTTATTCTTGCTAAGGACTCAAGGAAAGACAGCAGGAACATGGGGCCTTGTGGGCGGAAAGAAAGAACCACAGGACCATACGCCCTATGATGCTCTTAAAAGAGAAATAGAAGAAGAAGTAGGCAAAACTCCGGTCATAAAAAAAATAGTTCCTTTAGAACTATTCACTAGTAACGACCAACAGTTTCAATATAATACCTACGTTTTGATCGTAGAAAAAGAATTTATCCCGACGCTCAATGATGAGCATTCGGGATATGCTTGGTGTGACCTTAACGCATGGCCTAAGCCATTACACCAGGGTGTTAAAACCAGCCTCAATAATCGATCTATAAAAACTAAGATCGAACTATTGCTAGAGTTGATTTAACCGCCTAGTATCGCTGTAATACGAGTAGCTAGATCAGCATCAGTCCATGTTCCACGAACTGCTAGATAAGCATCACCTTCCCATACTGTAATCGTGCGTTGGATCTGTGGATCTGAGCTCAATAGTACAGTAGCTTCTACTGATTGTGGGCGTCCTGGACCAAAAAATCCACCAGGTTGTGTTGGATCATAGTTCCAACCAAAGTTTTCACGTACTTCTAGTACAGTGACTTGATTTGAAGTTACTGCTGGGATAGCAGGTGTTACTTCAACGGCATTTTGTAATGTGATTTGTGACATCTAAGTCTCCTTTTATAATAGTATTTATTATCTTCCCCAGCCTACCCTGGTCCAAATGCGTTCGTGTGCCCAAAATAGGAATACTTTAGTAAAGATCTCAACTCCGCTAATAGCAAGTGCCATTTTTGCCTGACCTGTGATGATAAAACTTAATATAAATGTATCAACAGTTCCCAGGGTTCTCCAGCTGACTGCTTTAGCTATGCTTCGTAAATGGCTTTCGCTTTTAGGTATGGCTAGAGAAGCTGAAATGCTTTTAACCCACTCATCGCTCCAATCGGTTACATGATAATCTACATCGATAGGTTTTTGGAATACTTTGTTAGTATCTTCAAATCTACCCGCTGTGATAGTATCCATCCATATTACTATATCAGCATCAAACGCATCTCTCAGGTCTTGTGTGGGACATACAAAATCACATATGGCGAAATCAACTTCGGCTTTCTTGGCTAGATCACCCATGCGCTCGACCTGCCGCTTACGGCCTTCTGGGCTGAAATCCCAATCATTGTACTGCTCACGGACAGCATCGGCGTTAAACCATTTAACCGTGTGGGTAAGCATGAGCCTTTTTACGAGCTCTTGGCTAAACGTGGTTTTGCCGGATCCCGGCAGGCCCATTACCAATATCTTTTTTGTCATTTTGATAATCTATCTATCAAACCTTGCCACTCTAAGATACGTGTATTCCAAGAATAGAAACCATTATAGTATTCGTTCTGTCTCTTAAGTAACTCTTGTGTATTGGTCGTCCAATATTGGTTAATCGCCCTATTAAGAGCGTGAGCGAATCTCTCTGCCATTATATCTCTATTAGGTCCGTAAGGTATATAATCTGCCCATTCTCCGCAGGTTTCAGGTAAGGCACCGTGTCCTGTTGTAACTACTTTACATCCCGAGATCAATGCTTCGATTGCACTTATACAACTTGTTTCTTCAAAGGTATTAGGATAGGCAAATATGTGTGCTTTCTTAACAGTATCTCGCACTATATCGTTAGTGGCATAGCCGTGATATGTGATGCCCGGTGTATTCCTGCACTCTTCCCATAGGTGATCAAATTGACCTTTGGTCTGTTCTTCAAACTTAGGTCCATATATCTTAGTACTAGAAAATACATCGAGTTCTACATCAGAACGATTCAACAGCTTAAATGCCTTGATCAATATATCCAACCCTCTCCAAGGAGTTGAAGTGTATACTAACTTAAACTTCCCTTGTTCTCTAGGAATCCATTGGCACGGTTGGCTGGCATTTTTTATGACCATACATTTATAAGCAGGCATCTTGAACTCTTTTAAGAACTTTTCATATTGCCAATGGCTAACCCAAACGAAGGCATCTATTTTTTCTACAAACTTAGGATCTCCCATCAGAGCTACAGTTTCTTCGTTAGTGTTTAACTGTTGCCATAATATATTTTTTTTAGTAGGATCTATATATTGAGGATCGCAAAAACTAAGGATTAGATTAACTTTATCTTTGTAGCCGGTTTTCAACAGTTTATCAACTGTATAATACATGAGCTCACTTCCGCCTAATGGTTTCATAGTGCCTCCGCAAACTTCATAAGATTATCATAGATTTTTACTTTTGGTTGTAATAATCTATAGATAGGATTTTTGAGTTTTTCAGCGGTCTTCTGACCTTTACCGGTTAACACTAGTACAGGAGTAGCGCCGGCTTTGTCTGCCATGACTAGATCTTCGATACTATCTCCGACATATACTCCCCCGGAGATCTTTACCCCCGGACTATTAGACTCAGCATGTTTGAATAAACCAGTATTAGGTTTAGCATAAACATCTTCTTTACGACTACTGGTGTTATACCATATACCGTCAATACTAGTGCAGCCTGCCTGTCCTAATAGCTGTAGCATGTGTCTATTACAATCTTCGACCTGTTCTATCGTTACTTTTTTCTGCACGACTCCTGGTTGATCAAACAATATTACTATCTTGTGTCCTTTACTGCGTATCAAAGCTACTGCTCTAAATGATCCATCTATAGGGTTGAATGTGTCTGGACCTGTGATAGCATCTCCGCATTCTACCATGACACCGTCTCTATCTAATGCGATAGTGTATTTGTCAAAGGTTGTAGGCATCTGTAGAGGAGTATAGACGCCTACCCCCTGTTGTTCTGCTATCGGTGCGTTGGTAACTATGCTTTTTTCTACACTAAAACGTCCCATGTGATTACTCGTATAATGATTTAATATCGGGCGGTGTTGCTCCGCCATATCCAGTCGGAGACATATTTTGTCCTTTCTGCATATTGTCGTACCAAGCTTCAAAGTTTCCAGCAAATCTCTTGGTTCCTATATGCCCGCAGGTTATAGTTGGGTCTAACCAAACCGGTATGCCACCGTCGTTTAGTTTCTGGCATACTAGTATATCTTCGCTAAAAATCTCGCCGTTTTTAATCTCTACATCAAATATCCAACGACGCACTTTTCCTTGATCTTTTTCTTCGTAAGGCGTGCTGTTATCCCATAGATACTGTACGGCAGCCTTGGACATACGTAAGAATCCTGTACCTAATCCTTCTGCATGTATTAAACCATTGCTAGGATCTCTCGATCTCTTGGTATCTAATATCTTGGCCACATATTGTTCTAGATCACCTTTTTTACGATATGTTCCACCGACTACATCTACCGGATGGTTCAACAACTTAAAAAATTCCTCAGGTACCCAATCTATATCACTGTCGATAAACACTATATCATCAAATCCACTTTCTATCATTATGCCCATGAGATCGTTCCTAGCACGCTGTATCAGGGCATCATAACTTAACCATATAGGCATGATCTCTATACCTAGTTGTAGTCCCATGCGTATAGTCTGGATGAGGCTGTTGGCATACCACACTTCGATACGACCGTCATAACATGGAGTTCCTATCAATACCCGCCGAGGTTGATTCTGGGGTGCTTGAGGTTCCTGTAGTTGTTTGTTAAATTTTCTGCTTATTCTATCCATAGTATTTGTCTCTTTATATGATCAAAATCAAACTTCCAGAAACTCTGTCCAACATTTTGTTGCCATAGATCTGATGGGATGATCGGTTTTCTCTGTTTATATTCTACTTTTTTCCTAACTGTATGTAGACCCTTTATGTTGGTAGCTTCATCAAACTCGTCGTAGCTATCTTCGACATTATCAAAATCGTGATCATAGTAGGGTTCGTTTAAGAAACCATATATCGTTTCCATAGTTTCTTGTGGCCTTTTAGATAGCGCATCATAATCGACTACGCACAACATATCTTTTTCATTGCTGAAAAGGGCCTGTTTTAGACAGGTAATAGGACCTGCTACATATCCGTTGTTTGGATCCATCAAAGATTGAGATCTATGATATACCGTGCCTAGATCTTGGTGATGATATAAGGCTTTTATCGTATAGGGATTCTTGGCATTGAGCTGTTCAAAACTGTCCAATATCCAAGGCACATCCCTTATACAGATGATGATCTTGCTACCGGGGAATAGATCTCTTACCAGTGGAGTCTGCGAAGTCCAGGCACGATTAGTATTAAAACATACTTCATTACCATCTTCGTAAAATGCCTTAAAAAGACCTTTGATCAACCTTTGGCGTTTTTCTATAGGTACCGCAGACTCCATACCTACGCTGGCGTGTGTAGTGGTTAATATGTTCCTGGCATAATCATGCAATGGATCACTTATCTGTGCGGTAAATCTAGGATTTTGTTTTAGGATTGATGTTAATAACGTAGATCCACTACGCGGTAATCCTGATATAAAATGATATTTTTGCATTTATTTTATTATTAGCTTTCCTACTTCTGATAGATATAGATATTTTATATCCGATCTTGCCAGCGTGTCAATGGCATCTTCTAGTGTTTCAACCAAAGGATCACCGGCTAGATTAAAACTGGTATTAAACAACATAGGAACTCCGGTCATCTTATAAAACGAGTTAATCAGATTATAGTAGTCTATATTGTCACCCTTACTTACTGTTTGTACACGGCATGTTCCATCTACGTGAGTTACAGCAGGAATCTCTCCTAGTTTACTAGGTAATACATTGATGGCATACATCATAAATGGGCTAGATTTCAAGCCTCTCATCTCAAACCATTCGTGCGCATATTCTTCCAATACACTTCCAGCGAATGGTCTGAACCATTCACGACCCTTGACCTTGTTTACAAAATCTTTACCATTAGCACCGCGAGGATCAAATAAGATACTTCTATTACCTAATGCTCTAGGGCCTGCTTCGGCACTTCCCCTAAACATGGCCACGATATTTTGATCGACCAATAACTGTGCGATATCATCAGGTGTGACATCATCCACGACCTTAAGGTTTTTACTATGTATCGCTTTGAGATCATCATATGACGGCTCTAGGCCTAGATATAAGGTAGTAAGAGGATTAGGAATAGTGCTGTTGCTATGTAGATGCCATGCTAAAAGCGCCAGACCTAGTGCTGTTCCACCATCGTGTGCTATGGGATCTACATAGATATTAAGCTCGGGAAATCTTTCTAGGTAATAGTAGTTGGCTACACAGTTAAGTCCATAGCCTCCTGCGATAACCACATTCTTTTCTCCTGTCTTCTGTACAGCTAACTCGATGATATCGCCCAGTTGTTCCTGCGATTCTTGCTGTATGTGCCAGGCTAGATTCTTGTCTATATCACGGACCTTACTGAAATCATGATGCCATACAGATGGATCTTGGGTCCTGCGCAAGTATGTAAATCTATTTTCATCTATTAGAGCACCGGCCGGATACATAGGTTGCAATAGATTTTTGTTGCCTTTACCTTCTACAAAGAAATTAGGTATGTTAGAGTCATACTTTCCGTAGGGTGCTAGTCCCATGGTCTTACCAGCTTCGATAAAACCAAATCCTAGATAGTTACTGACAGCTTCATAGGCTTTAGTGATAGTGACAGAATTATCAAACTCCTGTACTCCGTTGTCAAAATATCTAGCACTACCGTCAGCATAGCGTTTATACACGGTATCAAACCCATTGGGATAACTGCACTTGTAGATGCTTTCTGTTTCAAATCCACTGGTAACAGGACTATCTTCTGCGTCGCCCATCTTGGCGCTGTGTACACTACCGGCACCATCGGCTATCACTGCTACAGCAGTAGTGAATCCACTATTATAAAAAGCGCCTGCGGCATGTCCAAGATGATGCTGATGTCCAAGATTAGTTACTTTTACCTTGGGATTAAACTTGCGGACCAGTGCTGTATAAGCATCTTCATAGGTCCAAGGTAGTTTGACTAGGTCGGGGCTGGTTCCGCCGATCACTAGTTCATCTACATGTGTGCTTTCTAACACAGTCAACATAGCACGGAAAGGATTGCCGTCATATTTCATACGGCTTAGACGTTCTTCTTCTGCGTAGAATACTACCTTGCCATCCGATACCAATGCCGCTGACCCATTATGTCCAGGATTAATCGCTAGTATATTATACATTATTTTGTTTTCTCTATGTCTGCTACGATCATGTTGTAGATATTAGTGATTTCACTCTCATCAAAATCCATCATAGTATCATTATAACGATCTGCTAACACGCTGTCTAGTCCAGTGATACGTATCGGACTGTATTTTTTCTGTCCTGCTTTCTCTATGATTTGGAAATAATCTGGATAGCTGGTATTGACAGGGAACGTGCTACCAAATATAACAGTTCCTGGACAACCTACTGCACGTGCCATATGTTGTCCCACCGAATCTACCCCTACGAAATAGTCAGCATAGCTGATCAATGATGCCCACATGCGTAGGTCAGTCTGTGGAGGTAACTTGACTGTGTAACTGTCGGTGGTGATCTGTAGTTGTTGCTCTCCGAAAAATATCATGTTATACCTAGCGGCCAGTTTCTTAGTCAGGCTGATATAGCCATCTGCGCTAAGGCTACGGCTGGCGCTGTCGATGACATCATTGCGATCCAAGGTAGCACCTCTACCGAATGGTTGTATCACGATAGTTTTGGCTTTCTGCTGTTGCTGTTTGACATCAGCTATGGTATTGACTGCCCATTTTTCTTCAGTCTTGCTGAATATCATCTTAGGAATACCTAGATCACTATGATCTGTAGTTCCATTGATCTCTCTATCAAACCCTTCTACTAGACTGATCTCTTGGCGGAAGTAAGCAGGTAGCCTATAGGGCTCAGGAGTCATGATTAGATCTGCTTCTTTGATCACATTGTCCCAGATGCCTTTGGTGTCTGCGCCATAGGTACGATCTTGTAGTTCCGGAATGCTCCAAAGTAGATAGTCCCAAGCGGGTATGATCAGCGCCCAATCTAGGGTTGGGTTGAGTCTGTTGAATTTGAGTAATGCGGGTATTGCCGCGATAACACGGCCTGCGCCGCCATCGATGTAGATTATTGTTTTTGCCATTGAATCCTCTGATTGATACAGTAATATATACTGATAATTATCAGAAGTCAATGGCCTGGCGGATTTATTGTGGTTCTACTAGGCTACGTAATCTATCCACTTCGATACTGAGTTCTTGGATAGCACGTACTAGTACTGGTAAAAGTTTACCCGGAGTAGCTTCTAGCCTCGATCCATCTTCGTTACTGATGATCAAATTCAAGTAATCAGTAGCTGTGAATTTCTTTTGGACCTCATCTAGTTCCTGGGCGATAAATCCAGCTTCTGGTATTCCTACCTTGGCTCCGTCCCTCATATTCCAATCGAACTTAACTGGACGTAGTGCGCGAACGAATTCTAATCCAATCGGTAGTCCACAGATATTAGTCTTATCTCTGCAGTCTGATAGTGCTGTTATGCTAGTTTGCTGTGCACGTATAGTGGCGATCGAGCTATTACCTAGCGTAATGGTATTACTACATGTTGCGGCTAATCCTACAGCACCATTACCTAAG